TCACCGTAGGCAGGTGCTGCTGTGACGGTGACGTCGCGAAGCTCTGAGATCTGCTCGATGTGTCGGACGTCGCCGTCCCAACGGTCGCGGCCGACCACCATGCGCCACGACGTGGATCGCAGGTCGCCGCGTTCGACGGCGACGCGAACGTCCTCACCGACGGGTGACTGTGGCAACTCGACGGACCAGGCGAAACCGTCGGCGCGATCCTCGGTCGTCAGCGTCGTCGGGTGACGTCCGAGCAGGTGAGCGCGGTCATGCTCGCGTGTCGCGATCAGGTCGGAGAGGTCCGCGCCGGTGAGTGCGCCCGCGTCGATGATCTCGCGGAACCCGCCGAGATCGCGGGACTCGACGCCGTAGGGGATCAGGCCGTGTAGGCGCCGGCCGTCGACGGCCGGTGCGGCCGCTGCCTCCGCGGCGCTGCGCTGCTCGACGCTGCCGGCAGTTGGACGGTCAACGATGGTCATGAGAAACCCTGCCCTGCGCGTGCGCGGGCGCGTCCGCGTCCGCGCCGAAGGCGCTTCACACACATTCGGCAAAGGTTCACGTTCTCACGGTGGCTGACGAACGTGGCGCCACATCCGCGGCACGTATGCTCAGTTTTACTAACGCTACGGCTCACGGCAGAACCTCGATCGTCGGGTCTTCATACAGAGCTTTGTCGGTGCGCAGCGCGCGCAACCGGTAGCGGTGCGCACGATCCGCGAACGCCGTGGCAGACTGCGACAGGGCCATGGACTGACCGTCTTCGCTTACATCGAAGTGGCCGGCATACCGGCTCGCCAAGGTGTCGAGTGCGTCGGCTGCGGCGCGCATCAGATCGCCGCCGCGTTCGTCGAGGAACGTCTGAAGCTCGTCGTCATTGAACAGGGCGACAGCCTCGAACTCCGGGTCTGGGACGGGACGCGGCCCGCCAAGCCCGTGCCCGGCGGGCGTGTCACCGATCTCTAGGCGCAGGCGGTCGAATCCGGTGATGCTCATCGTTCGGGCTCCAGGTTTTCCCGGCGGCGCACTTCGTCGCGCGTCATCCAACCGCTGATCGGGTCAAGCGCCAGCGCGTAGATCTCGCCGCGGGTCTTGGAGTCGGAGCGCAGCAGTGCGTCCAACAGGAACTCGCAGTACTGGCGTGGCTTGAACAGATCCGGGTCGGCGCTGAGTGCCTGCTCGATCGCGACAAGCCACGGCCGCAGCGAATACGTGACGAACTGCAAGCTCTGCTGCTCGGTGTTGCTGTAGGTCATCGACTCGCCCGAGTCGGCGCCGATGACCCATGGCGGCACCCGGAAGATCCGTGCAACCTCGACCGCGGACAGCTTGCGTTGTGCCAAGAACTCGACGTCGTCCATCGGCATCGTCAACGGCTGAAACTCCACGCTGCCGGTCACGACCGCGATGCGGTGCGCGTTCTTGACGCCGCCATGCTGCTGATTCCAGGCTGCGCCGAGCTCCGCGAGCTGCGACGCCGAGTCGTACTGAGACAACCTGAGGATGCCGCCGGGCCGCGCACCGTTCTCAAAGAAGCCGGCGGCGTGCTCAGTCAGCGACTGCGACAAGCCGAGCGCGATCCGGCACTGACGGACCGGTGACAGGCCGAGTAGACCGTCGGTCGTCAGCCCGCGAATATGGATAAGGTCGTCGGTGCCGTGATCGGACGTCTCGCCACGCAACCCCTGCACCGCGTAGCGCGGCCGGCCCGCGACAAGGCGCGGTGTCACCAAGTCGGGTGCGAGCAGCGCGAGCTGATCCACCTGGCCGTCCGAACCACGAAACTTGCCGACATAGGCGTTGCCGTGGAGTTGGAGATGTGCGACGAGCTGGCCGATCAGCCCTGACTGTGTGACGGCCTCGGCCGGCCTGGACAGCAGCGCCGATGTGGCGTTGTCCAGGCGCTGACGGCCGTCGGCGGTCCGCCGGTAGGCGATCAGCGGCAGGCTCGCGGCGGCGTCGGCGAGTGCGCGGACGCATGCGTAGGCGTCGGCGATCTGCATCGCGGTCGTCGGCGTGACCGCGCTCGTGCTCAGCGGCTGATAGGTCAGCGACGGCGCGGTCGTCTGCGCCGGCAACGCCCGATCCTCGACGGCGGCGCGATCCTCAACAGCGCCAAGGCTCCACGGTGCCGAGCGTCTACCGAACCATCGCTTCTCGCTAGGTGCATGCGACATGTAGCTGTAGCGTACTAGTTGTGCAGGCAACTATCGCGATCGCGCCCGGCTATCAGGGACTCGTCGAGTTCTGCGAGCTGATCGGCGAGGCGCTGGAACCGTTCGAGCGGCGGATCGCTAGGGCGCACTTCGGCCGCGAACGTGAAGTGATCGCCGTTCTGCCGCGAGGCAACTTGAAGACGACGTTGGCGGCGCGGATCGCATTGCACCACTTGTTGACCGTCGAGAACGCGGCGGTCACGATCGGTGCCGCGTCCCGCGATCAGGCCCGCATCTGCTTCGAGAGGATGCGCGGCTTCGCCCAGCACGACGCACTCGACGGGCAGCTCGTGATCCGTCACCTCGAACTACGCCACGACGACGAGCATGGACGTCGCCGGCTACTGCGCGTCGTGCCGGCAGAGGGTGCTCGCGTCCACGGGCTCAGCTCGTCGCTGTATGTCGGCGATGAGATCTGGGCGTGGCAGGGCGACAGCCTCCTCGAAGCCTGCCTCACGGGCCTGGTGAAACGCCCGGACGCGAAGTTTCTCGGGATCTCAACGGCCGCGGCGCAGCTCGACAGCCCGCTAGGACGGCTGCGCGCCCGGGCGCTCGCCGGCACCGTCACGCGGAAGGGTGCGACGATCGACGCGCACGCACCCGGTCTGCGGTGGCTTGAATGGTCGCTGCCTGACGACGCGGACGTTGACGACTTCCCGGCCGTCAAGGCGGCCAACCCGGCGTCCTACATCACGACCGCGTCGCTGCGCGAGCAGGCGCAGCGCGTCACGCCACTGAGCTTCGCCCAGTTCCACTGCTGCCGGTGGGGCGCCGGCGAAGGCGCATGGCTGCCGCCGGGCGCCTGGAGCGCGTGCGCCGGTGAGCTAGCGCCCGCCGACGAGCCCGTCTGGCTCGGCGTCGACGTCGGCGGTCGCCGCGCCGCGAGCGCCGTGATCGCCGTGACCGCCAGCCTGCAGGTCGCTGAGGTTCACGTCTTCCAGGGCGACGAGGCGGTCCTCGAAGTCGTCGACCGGATCGTCGAGATCGCCCGGCGCCGGCCCGTCATCGAGGTCGCGCATGATCCGTGGCGCTTCCGCAGTGAGGCGCTGCGCCTCGAACGCGAGCACGGCCTGCAGAGCGTCGAAGTGCCGATGAGCACGACGAGGATGGGCTTGGCGTCAGAGAACCTGCACAGCGTGATCGTGTCCAAGCGCCTCACCCACCCGGATCACCCGGTGCTCAATCAGCACGTCTCGAACGCGGTCGCGAAGCAGACCGGCCGCGGCTGGCGGATCGACAAGTCCGCCGATGGCGTCCAAATCGACTGCGTCGTCGCGTTGATGATCGCGGTGCAGCGCGCCGATCAGCCCGTAGCGCCCGCAGCACTCATCGGGTGGCTGTGAATGCCCAGCAAGCCATGCATCACCTGCGGGCGCCTTGGCAGCGGCAGCTACTGCAGCGCCCACCGCCCACGCAGCCCCAGCGGCAAGGCGACATCCGCGAAGGGCTGGACGACGACACGCGCCCAGGTCCGCCAACGCGACGGCCAATCCTGCACCCGGTGCGGCTCAACACGGCACCTTGCCGTCCATCACGTCGTAGCGGTCGCCGACGGCGGCAGCAACGGTCCGGACAACCTGCAAACCGTCTGCCGGGACTGCCACAACGCGATCCACGCCGCTCAGACGCGATCTGAGCGCTTCTGAGACCAACCGGCGCGTTCCACGACCCGCAGCACCCCTCCGCCGAAACCACCCGCAGAAGCCCTCAGAAGTAGTTGCATGCGCAACGTGTTTGTGAGCTCGCCTACGGGCGGACGTTACGACTTCGCGTCAGAAAGCGGGTCGGCCGTGGCCCGGTAGTGGCCCAAACGTCCGGGGGCATGTACGGTGTTAGCGCAGTACGTGGTGACGTGGTAGCGCTTCATGGCTCGCCGAAGGGTAGCCGCGCAACGCAGGTCAGACGTCGAGCACCACGTCGCCGACCGGCGTCGCGCAGCACAGCAGGGCGCTGTGCGGATCGGGCGCGGGCGGCGGTTGCGGATCGTGGCGGACGGTGCCCCCGCGAGAACGGCGGTGGCGCAGTCGTGGCAGGAGCCCGCGCGGCATCCGGAAGCTCGGCCGCACCCATGCTCGACACGATGACCGAGCGCTGAGCCTTCGGTCGGCGTCTCGCTACCGGTCCAGCGGAGCGATGAACCCGCTGTGGTACGCGCGGATGACCGCCTGCGTGCGGTCGCGGGCATCGAGCTTGGTGAGCACATGGGCGACGTGGGTCTTGACGGTTTCCGGGCTGACGACGAGCTGCGCGGCGATCTCGGCGTTTGACAGGCCCTGCGCCATCAGGCGCAGGATCTGCGCTTCGCGATCTGTCAGGCCGGCGCTGTCGAGACCCCCGGCGGGAGCACGCGCGGGTGCGTGCCGTGCCGCGAGCTCGCGGATCGCGGCTGGAAAGAGCAGTGAGTCGCCCGCGGCGAGCAGCCGGATGGCGCGGACGACCTCGTCGGGGCGGGCGCGCTTTAGCATGAATCCCGAGGCGCCGGCGCGCAGGGCATCGAAGACGTAGTCGTCGTTCTCGAAGGTCGTCAGGACGAGCACGCGCGGCGGATCGTCGACGTTGGCGAGCAGGCGGCGGGTCGCCTCGATG